ACGCAATTAGATACTTCAACTGGTGCTACTACAGCAACTTTACCTTTGAAGGCTATTGACATTTCACAAGATCCAGAAAATTCCGACGTAGCTAGCGCAGGCACAAATGTAATCGTGGTTATTCAAAACCACGTCATGGGTGCTAAAAGCGCTGGATTAGCGTAGAGGTTTAATAATGGCAATTTCTAGAGCACAATTAGCGAAAGAATTAGAACCAGGATTAAACGCCCTTTTCGGTTTAGAGTACAACAGGTACGAAAACGAGCACGCTGAAATCTTTGATACTGAAACTTCTGACAGAGCGTTTGAAGAAGAAGTATTACTAGTAGGTTTCGGAAATGCTCCAACTAAAGCTGAAGGGCAAGGCGTAAATTTTGATACAGCAATGGAGTCATACACTGCTAGATACTCTCACGAAACAATTGCATTAGCATTTGCTTTGACTGAAGAAGCTATCGAAGATAATTTGTATGACAAACTTGGTGCCAGATATACTAAAGCATTAGCTAGAAGTATGGCTCACACTAAGCAAGTTAAAGCTGCTTCTGTATTAAACAACGCTTTTAACTCAAGCTTTACTGGTGGTGATGGTAAGGAGCTTTGTGCTACTGATCACCCATTAGCGAGCGGCGGAACTTTTGCAAACGAACCTAGCACTGATGCTGATTTGAACGAAACTTCATTAGAAGCGGCGTTGATCGATATTGCTAACTTTAAAGATGACCGAGACATGATCTTGGCTCTTCAAGGTATGAAATTAATCGTTCCTACAAATCTACAGTTCGTTGCTGATAGACTGTTACAAACACCTGGTAGAGTTGGAACTGCTGATAACGATATTAACGCTATTAGAAACATGGGAATGTTACCTAATGGTTATGTTGTAAATCACTTCTTAACAGATACAGACGCGTTCTTCATCAAAACTGATTGCCCAGATGGGTTTAAACATTTTGAAAGAACTCCTTTGTCAACTGCAATGGAAGGTGATTTTGATACTGGTAATATGCGTTTCAAGGCTAGAGAAAGATATTCATTTGGTTTCTCTAACCCAAGAGCAGTTTACGGATCTAAAGGAGCTTAATCTTAGTACTGATTTATAAGAAGTAAATCCCACTTTTTAACTCAAGGGATAAAAGAAAGGCATCGACGGATGCCTTTTTTTTTGGCAGAAAAATTGCTATCCTATGACAACTAGGATTAATTATCCGTTACTGACTGACCTAGCAGACTCGCCAAGACAGTAACACTACGGAGGTAAAAAATGGCAAACACAACTTTTAACGGTCCAGTTAGATCTGAGAATGGTTTTAAAACTATTATTAAAGATAGCACAACTGGCGGATTAACTAATGAAATGACTCTTTCAACTTACAGCACTTCTATTACTATTGCTGCTTCTGGAACTGACCACAAAGAAAGTTCTATTGGAATACCATCAAACTTTATTCCAATGGGTGTAGCAATCACTGTAACTAGTGCTGCAGCTAACGCAGTAAACTTAGTAGATATTGGTACTGATGCAGACACTGATGGTTTCGTAGATGGTATCTCAGTTGCTATTAACTCAACTGGTTTCAAAGGATTCTTCCCTTGCAACGGAGTTTTAGGTATGTCTGGTGGTACTACAACTGCAGCTACTGAAACAGCTGATGAAGTCGAAGTAGTTATTTCTGGAACAGCAGGAGCTGGTGGAGTAGTAGCGTTAAAATTCTTTGGAATTGCTTCCGATTCACCAACTGCATAATAGGAGCTAACTATGGCAGTTTCTGATGTTGTAACAGCTTCTGTAACTTCAACTGGCGACATGACTACTAGACGTTCAAGACTTCGTGGTTTTGTAGTTTCAGGTGGAGCTTCAGATGGCACAGTTACTTTTAAAAATACTAGTTCAGGAGCAACACTATTGGTGTTGCCCGTGAACGCTGACACTACAGAAACATTAAATATTCCAGATAATGGCGTATTGTTTTCAAGTGGCATACATGCAACTTTATCTAATATAGATAGAGTAACTATATTCTTTACAGGATAAAGAGGAGTATTAAATGGTTTATAAAAGAACTAAAGGCTATGGCAAAGGTGGCATGGCTAAAAAGACTAAAGGCTATCGTGGTGGTGGCATGATGAAAAAAACCAAAGGTTATCGTGGCGGTGGTGCAATGAAAAAAACCAAAGGCTACAGAGCTGGAGGAAAAGCCACCAAAGGGTATAGCAAAGGCGGTAAAGCAACTAAAGGTTACAGAAGAGGCGGCGCTGCTAAAAAATAAATAAAAAGAAGATTGAGGTATAAATGCCATATTTGATGAGCAATGTCCCATACTTTAAGTGTTGGGTAAGAAGAGAGTTTACATGTAATCATTTACGCTATCATGGAGAGTATTTACATGCGCTAGCAATAGCCGTAAATACAATCCCTGATAGATCATTAAGCTTTCAAGTTGTCTTTACTGGATGTGAAATAGACGACGAAGATTGGGAAGAAGGTAATATTCATGGTGGTGCTATGTGGGCAAGAATGCCTATCCAGGCACTAGTTGCTGATGTGCCTTTAGATGAATGGCCAGAACCTATGGAAGATCATTTGTGTCAACCATGGGATTGTGAGTCTAGACATCATTCAATCATAACCATGGATAGAGTAAGTTCTTCTCCATGGATGTGTAAGATCGATAATAAATTTTATCAAGGTAAATATTTATTTACTGTAGATTATACAGACCATGAGATAGCAGATGATCCTGCTCAACATAAGCAATCACATGTGATATATTTAACAGACGCTGGAAAGTGGACTGGTAATATAGTTGCACTTCCTAACAATAGAGTTAGAGCAACTAGCCCGGCTTTGTGGAGAACTGGCGAAGGAGCACCTGATTTTACTCCTTCACAGCATCTACATTCTGCTGAAGGCCATGAAAGTTATTTAGATCCTAGGATAACTTTTAATAATTTATATAGTGATGAGGATTAAACATGGCAACATCAAACAGTACAGACTTTGAACCAAATGTCGCAGAGTTTATCGAAGAAGCTTATGAAAGATGTGGTTTAGAGTTAAGAACTGGATATGATTTAAAATCAGCAAGAAGATCTATTAATCTTATGTTAGCTGAATGGGCTAACAGAGGATTAAACCAATGGACAATATCTGAGGCTACACAAACAGTTACTGAAGGCACTAGAGAATATACTTTGGATTCTAATGTGATAGATATTTTAGATGTAGTGTTAAGAAGAACTGAAGGTTCAACTACTACTGATACACAAATGTCTAGAGTAAGTAGAAGTGAATACATAAACATTCCAACCAAAGGAACTAAAGCTAGACCTAATCAATATTTTTTAGATAAACAAAACACACCAGTTTTAAAAATATGGCCAGCACCAGAAAACTCTACTGATATTTTAGTATTTAATAAAATGGTAAGAATGGACGATGCTGATAAAGCAACTAACACTGTAGATATGCCATTTAGATTTTATCCTTGTTTTGTTGCTGGTTTAGCCTATTACTTATCTATGAAAAGAAATCCACAATTAACAGAACAATTAAAAATGATATACGAAGAAGAATTTAGAAGAGCTGCTGATGAGGATGGAGATCGAGCTTCTTTTAGAATTAACCCTTCACAAAGTTTATAATGGCTTACGCAAAAGGCAAACAAGCATACGGAATATGTGACATATCTGGGTTTAGATACAAACTAAAAGATATGAAAAAAACTTGGAATGGATTATTAGTAGGTCCTGATCAATGGAATGCGAAACATCCGCAGTTAGAACCAAAGAAACATACAGCAGACCCAGAAGCTCTATTTAATCCTAGACCAGATAGATCGGAAGATGGCGGAAAAGGGTTTGTAGTCATAACAGCTACACAAATTACACAAAACTTTTCTATGTTGCCTAATACTATTCCAAGTAAATTTGAAGTAGAAAAACTTACTTCTAATTTAGGAATTGTAAGTGTTATAGTTTGATATAATTTAATTATGACTTACACAGAACTACAAGATTTAATTAAAAATTTTTGTGATAGTACGGAAACTACTTTTGTTAATACAATTGCAGATTTTATTAAAAATACAGAAGAGAGAATATTTCAGTTAGTTGAATTTGATTTTTTTAGAAAAAATGTAACTGGAACTTTTACATCCGGGAACAGATTTTTAACAACACCTTCTGATTACATAGCTAGTTTTTCTTTAGCAGTATTAGACTCTGGCGGAGATTATCATTATCTTTTAAAAAAACATCCTACATTTATGCAAGAGTATTCAGAAGATCCAGCTGATACTAATTTAAGAGGCCTGCCTTTATATTATGCTGATTTTGATAAAGAACTTTCTACAGCATCTAACAACGGATCTACCATAACAGTAAGCCCAGTTCCCGATTCAAACTATACAGCTGAACTTCACTACCTTTACAAACCAGCTTCTTTAACATCTGGTTCTGGCAGTGGCACAACTTGGTTATCAACAAATGCAAGAACCGCTTTATTATATGGGTCTTTAGTTGAAGCCTATACTTTTTTAAAAGGAGAACCAGATTTATTAGCACAATATGAAAAAAGATTTATGGAAGAGATAGCAAGACTTAAAAACAGAGCAGAGGGTAGAAGCAGAAGAGACGAATACAGAGCAGACGCACTAAGAACAAACGTAACTTAAAGAGGAAAAAAAATGGAGAAGATTCAAGAACTTCAAGGTAAAAAAATAGCTTTAGTTGGCTTAGGAAAAAGTTGGTTTGACTTCGCACTAACTAGATCTAATGGTGAACAGTTTGATGAAATATGGGTAATCAATGCTGTAGCCAATGTAATTAAACACGATAGAGTTTTTATGATGGACCCAGCTTCTAGATTTTTAGATAGTGATGACGCTGGATTACAAACTAACGGTATGAAAGAAGTTTTATTAGATCATGAAGGTCCTATTTATACGTGTGAATTAGATGATCGTTGTCCAGGATTAGTTGAATACCCAATCAAAAAAATTGTAGAAGAAACTAATTCACACTATTTAAACAATACGGTTGCCTATGCAATAGCCTTTGCTTATTGGCACAAAGTTGGCTCTTTGCATTTATTTGGTATAGATTTTGGCTATAAAGGTAATTTGTATTTTGCCGAAGCTGGTAGAGCTTGTTGTGAATATTGGTTAGCTAATTGTATGAGCGCAGGCATAAAAGTTGGAGTGGCCGCTTCTAGTTACCTATTAGATACGGCAGTGAAGCCAGAAGAAAAACTATACGGCTATCACAGATTGGAAGACCCTTTATTTGTTGATTTTGATTTTGAAAAACAAAAATTAAAAGTTAAAAAAAAGAGTGAAATGAATATAAAACAATATGTACCACAACCAACATTGGTAGGCAGAGAAGATGATAAAGCAGAAATAAAAATTAAAGAAATGTTAGAAGAAAGTCATAACGAGCCAAAAAAATGGTAATAAAAATAACACCAGATGGAGTACCAGAGTTAGGAGTAGTAGAAACTAAAACATCAAACTTTGGCGGACATCCTCCAGAATTTTGGGCAGAGAGATTAGCTGAAAAAATAGTTGGCTATTCTGAAAACAATGAACCTCATGTTGTAGAGCAAGCAAAGGCTTATAAAGAGCAAATAAAACAAGTTTGTTTAATTTACATAAAAAATGCTATAAAATCTTACAAAGCCACTTTAATTCAAGAACTGATAAAAGGTGGCGAAGAAGAACTAGCTAAAATTTTAAAATAGTTTTAGCTTATTATGAGGAATAAACATGGCAATTACTTCTACTTTAACCAGTAGTTTTAAAAAAGAACTTTTAGAAGCGGTTCATAATTTTAAAAACTCTGGGGGCGATACTTTTAAATTAGCTTTATATACTAGTTCTGCAACTTTAGGAGCTACCACAACTGCTTTCGTAACAACTGGACAAGCTTCTGGTACGAACTACACTTCTGGAGGAGGAACTTTAACAAGAATAGATCCTTCTTTAGATGGCACCACTGCTATAACTGATTTTTCAGATTTAACTTTTGGAACTGCTACTATTACAGCCAGAGGTTGTATGATCTATAACAGTTCTGACTCTAATAAATCAGTAGCTACTATAGATTTTGGCGGAGATAAAACTTCTACTGCTGGAGACTTCACTATAGTTTTTCCTGCAGCTGGAGCAAGCACAGCTATTATAAGAATAGCGTAGGCGGTCGACATGGCTATTACCTTAAATGATAGGGTAAAAGAGACCACCACTTCTACTGGTACAGGAACGATAAATTTAGCTGGTGCCGAAACTGGCTTTGAATCTTTTGTAACAGGTATTGGTAATGGAGTCCAAACTTATTACGCTATCGTACATCAAGCCGCAGATGAATTTGAGATTGGTATAGGAACAGTTACCGATGGCTCTCCAGACACTTTAAGCAGAACTTCAATTATTAGTAGTACTAACTCAGACTCTGCTGTTAATTTTTCTGCGGGAACTAAAGATGTATTTTGTACTGTACCAGCAGAAAGAATGATTTTTGCTGATAATGGTCCTATCGTAAAAATACCTTTTGAAGCTACTGTAGGTACAGGTACCGCAGACCCACTTGGTTTAGTATATTCAGGATTAAGATTTGCGGTAAATGAACAAGATGCATCTAAAACAGGCTCCATATCAATAAATGGAGGTAATGCTGCAAGAATAGATTTTGGTGTAGGTGGAACTGCACTTCTTAGAGTCTACAATGATGCCTCAAACTTTACAGAATTTAAAAGAACAACCAACCATCCAATTGTTTTTGCTGTAAATAATGCAGAAACTGCAAGATTTATGAGCACAGAATTAAAACTTGCCTCTGGCAAGAAACTTACAGGTGGTGACTCAAGTGGAACAGGTACAGATTTTACAATTCAATCAGACCACAGAATAGAGTTTATATCGGCTAGTAAAGGAACTGTTATATTTAAAGACCAAGGAACTGCTTATGCCTTACTTGAAAGACCTACAGGCACAAACGATCTTGATATACAAAATCCTATTTCAGACGGAGATATAACTTTCGTTGGTAATGATGGCGGCAGCACAATAACTGCCCTTACTCTTGACATGTCTGAAGCAGGTGCTGCAACTTTTAACGACAATGTTACAGCTTTCTCAGATGAAAGACTGAAAGATAATATTGAAACTATAGAAAATGGTTTAGATAAAGTAGAACAACTTAGAGGTGTGACTTACACCAGAGATGAAAAAGAAAGTATTGGTGTTATAGCTCAAGAAGTAGAAAAGATTCTGCCAGAAATTGTATTAACTGCTGATGATGAAATGGGTACTAAATCTGTTGATTACAGCAGACTAACCGCAGTATTAATAGAAGCTGTAAAAGATTTATCAGCTAGAGTAAAAGAATTGGAAGATAAATAATGGCAATAGATTATACCTGGGATGTAAAAACTGTAGATGTTAAAGAGATAGATGGTAAAGCCGATACTGTTTTTAATGTTCATTGGGTGCTTATTGGAACTGACAATGATCGTTTAATTAAAGATGAACTAGGAAATGACAAAGCAGTTATTGAAAGATCTTCTGGCACAATAGCCTTAGATACTTCTGATTTATCAAATTTTATTCCTTTTTCAGATTTAACAACAAGCAAAGTACAAGGTTGGGTTGAAACTGCTTTAAATAAAATAAATAAAAATGAGGTTCAAACTCAAAAAGATTCTATTGCTTTGGCTATAGAAAATATAATAAATCCGCCTTTTCAAACTAAAACTTTAGATAAATAATGGCTACTCCAAGTTCAGGCGCAATATCTTTAGATCAAATGAATGTAGAAGCAGGTGGTTCTTCTGGCTCAACTGTTTCTATAAATGATGCACAAATTAGATTTTTAGATTCTAAAAGTGCTAATGCTACATCTTCTTTCGATGATTTTTATGGTATTGAAGCAGGCGGTGGAATTATGTCTGTTGGTGGTACTGTTACTCAAACACAAACCACTACTAACTATGTGACTACTTTTAGAACAACAACAAACAGAGGATTTTTAGATAGCACTTCAAGTGGTTTTGGAAGCATAACGAATGATACTTTTTCAAATTTTTTAGGTGGTAATGAAATTAATGTCTTTAGAAATTTTTGTCAGAGAACAACCACTTCAGGATCATCAACTATATCTGGGCCTAATTTAAATTTATATGTTAGTTATGGTACAGGCACAGCGGCACCGAACACTAATACTTCATTTACAAAAATGTTAATCAATGAAACATCTTTTGATAGGTCTGCTGCTACCTATAGTGTCAATGTATTTTCTCAACAAGCTCAATGGGTTTGGGCGCTCACACATACAATCGTTACTTCTACCTCAACTGCTGATCCACCATTTCCAGCTGTAACAGATCCAGAAACTACTGTGCCTTACGTTTTTATATAAAAACATGAGCGAAATAAAACTAAAAAAAGAATCTATAGAAAGCGAGCTTCCAGGAGTTACGCCAGACATAGATGAAAATAATGTGCTTTTTAATAGATTGACTTTTACTGTTAAACACCCAATTAACAAAGGCATACAATATTGGGAACTAAATAAGAATGATAGTAAAAGCCTACTTACAGAAAAAGAAGATGGCGTGTATGGCAATCAAGAAGATGTAGATTATTTAAAAGATAATTGGTGTGTTGAAGAATATGTATCAGGTTTGAGTTTGGCATGGAGAATTGCAGAAAAAGAAGTTGATGTTCCAGAGGAATGGTGGGAAGAAGTAAACATTGTTCCTAAAAGAACTGCTATGTACGATGATGTTTTTGTCAATCAAGAAATTGTAAAAAAAGATTATGCAGTTGGTTGTACTGGAAAATTAAAAACAGAGTACGATGAATTGATAAATAAGATAAAAGAAAAGTTTCCAAATGAATATGATTTTTATAGCAACAAAAACAATATTATTGGCAAGTACCATGACAACCACACTATAAGACCGCCATATAAATCACAAAATACTATTACTGTTTATCACATGTATTATCCAAAGTCTTGGATGCAAAAACTTTTAAAAGATTATCAGTGTCCAAATTTTGATTATAAATATTGTTTTTGGTTTGGTTTTAAATACGATTTAGATTTAGGCAAAAGATATTTAAAATTGGTAATTAGAGATGACGATAAGACAAGCAATTATCAAGAACACCCAGATTCTTTTATTCCAAGACCACAATTACCAGTTTGTAATGAACCTTACTTTGCAAAAATATATTCAGAAGATGGTACAGAAGCAGATGAATATGATGTCTTTTTTTCAACTACGCCAGAAATAATGAAGGCATACTGCACAAAAAACGAATTAGACTTTCCTATTCCAGAAAGCAGAGAAGATGACTATATTTGGACTTATGGATTAGTTTATGACAAAAACACTCTTAAAATAAAACAAGTAAAAGGCTATATTAAAGTGGCGCAAAACATAGATGATTGGTTATGGTAGAGTTAGAAATAAAAAAAGCTAACAAAAAATTTTATAAAAAATTAGAAAAAGAAAAGGCGTTAAGAAAAGAATTTAAAAAAAAATTTCATAATTAATCATGCTTGGTTTTAGTGCAATCTCAGAAACTCCAATATCTTCATTAGTAAAAGCTGATGGTTCTATCAGTGTTATTCTTACTGGCCAAGTAGGAACAACTTCTGTAGGTTCTTTTACCTTTGTAGGAAAAGCCAATGTAACTCTTGGATCTCAATTAGGAACCTCTGCCCTTGGCTCAACTACTGTAGACGCAGAAGCTAATGCAATAGTAACTGGCTTAACAAGCACTAGTTCTTTAGGAAGTATTGTTACAGATTCGGAGGCTAACGTTACTCCAGCTGGACAAACAGGAACAGGAGCAATATCAGGTGTTGGTGTAAACGCTAGCGCTATAGCTGTTTTACCTACTTTATTAGGAAATGTAGGTTCTGTTAGTGTTAGCATAAATGCAGCAGCCAATGTTTCTATTCCAGCTGCAGATGAGGCGGATGGTGAATTAGGGACTTTAACAATTCAAGCTGAAGCAATAGTTAGCCCAACAACTCAATTAGCGACAAGCGCTTTAGGCACTGTTACGATAGAAGCAAAAGCCAACGTAAACGCTACTGGTCAAATTGGCACATCTGCTTTAGGAACTGTTCTGCAAAATGCAGCGGCTAATCTAACGTTAACTGGCCAAGCTGGAACTGTAGGTTTAGGCACAGTAACTCAAAGATCTTCAAACCGTGTAAGCATTAACGGATTAAGTTCTACCACAAACATTGGTACGCTTACTTTTATAGGTAAGGCGAATGTAATTCCTAACGGCCAAGTTGGTACCTCTGGAGAATTTCAAGTATTAGTCTGGGGAGAAGTAGATGAAAGTCAAAATTCTAATTTTGGTCAAATCTCTACTACACAAACACCTAGTTATTCAAATATAAACAACGATCAAGAATCAAGCTTTAGCGAAATAACAGATACACAAACATCAAGCTTTAGCGAAATAACAAATACACAATCTCCAGACTGGGAAGATGTGGCTTAATAGTGATAATTTAATTATAATTTAACGAGGTAAAAACATGGCAAGTACGTTTGATAATAATCTCAGACTTAGAGAAATGGGAACTGGTGATGAATCAGGTACTTGGGGTGCTCGTACTAATGAAAATTTAGAATTAATAGCAGAAGCTTTCTCTTATCAAACGGAAGCTACTTTTAGTTCTGATGCTAATGCAACAGCGACTATAGCTGATGGCTCCACTGATAAATACAGAGCGATGTATGTAAAAGTTACCTCTGGAGTGAGTTTAACAGCTACCAGGACCTTAACGATAGCTCCTAACACAGTTTCCAAAATGTTTATTATTGAAAATGCTACATCTGGCTCTCAATCTATAAGCATAGCACAAGGCTCAGGAGGGGCTATAACAATACCAAACGGTAATAGTAAAGTAATCTTTACTGAAGGAACTGGTTCTGGATCAGGCGTAATAGATGGTTTTTCTAAAATTGATTTAGGATCTAATGCCAAAATATCAAACAAAGAAATTGTTTCAATAGACGGGACTCAAACTTTAACCAATAAATCCATAGACTCTGACAATAATACAATTACAAATATTGTAAATGCAGATATAAAATCTAGCGCTGGTCTTGAGTTTAGTAAGATGGAAAATTTAACTGCTTCAAGAGCTTTAGTTTCAGACTCTAATGGAGATGTTTCGGTAAGCGCTGTTACCGCAACAGAATTAGGTTATTTAGACGGAGTTACTTCTGCGATACAAACGCAGTTAAATAATATTGCGGATATTGCTCATCCAATAGGATCAATTTTTCAAACGGTGCATAATTATGCTGATTCAGCAGCAGTGGTTGCTGCGATAGGTGGCACAACATGGGTACGTTTTGCTGAAGGAAAAGTTATGGTTGGTTATGATGCAAGCGACACAGATTTTGATACCTCTGAAGAAACGGGAGGTGCAAAAACACATACACTAACTGAAGCGGAATTACCTGCTCACAGACACTTTTTATTTAGGAATGTAGGAGTTGGAAATATTGGAGATACCACAGCTAGTCTTTCAGCAGCACATTTTTATGCTGATGGGTCACAAAGCTATAGAATTAGAAAATCTTCAGCCACAAACGCATTTCTTGAGCCAGATATAACTTTATCAGGTCAAACAGGTAGTGGTTCTGCTCATAATAATTTACAACCGTATGTGGTTGTATACATGTGGAAACGAACAGCATAGAGGTAAATATGGAAATTTTATTATGGATAATATTTGCAGCTTTAATAAGTAAATTTTTGTTAAAAGCATTATTTCCTTACGCAAATAAAAATCTAGAAGATAAATTAAAAGAGTATTGGGAAGATTTAAAAAATTATTTTTAATTTAGATTGCAGTGGACGATCTAGTTAAAATAATTAACGAAGTAGGATTCCCAATAGCAGCAACTTTAGGTTTAGGTTTTTTTCTCTGGAAACTTTTAAATAAAATCATTAATGGCATGGAACAAAAGATAGATGTAGTTGATGACAAAATAAATGAAAGCATGGCAGCCATGGAAAAAAGACTAGATTCTAAATTAGACTCACAAATGGGTATATTAGTTCAGCTAATAGATCGAGTTAGATCTGTAGACAATGAAATAATAAGACAAGATGTTTTATTAAAAACTTTATTAAATGCGCCAGAACTAATAGAGCCTGATAAATTATCTAAATCTGAAAGAAGTGACAAACGTAAAGATTGATATAAAATGTAATGAAATATAAAAAAACATGGCAAGAACTACGGTAACAGAATTAGATAAAAGACTTAGCTCGCATGAGGCTGCATGTGAACAAAGATGGAAAGAGAACTACAGGCGCTTAGATGCCATTGAACAAGGCATTATTTCAATAAACAAAAGCATAAGAAACAGTTTGATTTTTACCATTACTATATTTTTAAGTGTTACAGCTTATTTAGTACAACAAACTCTTTTTTAACAAGGCGGGTATTTGTTATGCCTTATACTAAGATTTTATTTAAACCCGGAATAGATAAAGAGGGAACTAGCCTTACTCAAGAAAATGGTTGGTTTGATGGAAATTTAGTTAGATTTAGAAAAGGTTTCCCAGAAAAAGTAGGGGGATGGGTAAAAAATAATTCTAATATATTAGAAGGCACCCCTAGGGCGTTACATGACTGGGTTAATTTAGACGGAACTGAGTTATTAGGTTTAGGGACTACCTTTAAGTATTATATTCAACAAGGATCTGATTTTAATGACGTCACTCCAATAAGAGATACCACGGCCGCTGGAGACGCAACTTTTGCTAAAGTTGGCAATGATGACGCTACCATTACAGTTACTGAAAATGGTCATGGAGCACAAATAAATGACTATGTTACTTTTAGTGGCGCTGTTAGTTTAGGTGGAAATATAACTGCTGCTGTATTAAACCAAGAATATCAAATTGCATCTATTGTAGATGTAAATAGTTTTACCATTGAAGCTAAAGATACTAGTGGTAATGCAGTTTTAGCTAACTCTTCTGACTCTGGTAATGGCGGTAGCAGCACAGTCGCTGCCTATCAACTTAATGTAGGTTTAGATAATTATGTATCTTCTACTGGTTGGGGTGCTGGAACTTGGAGTTCTGGAAGTTATGGTTCAGTAACACCTTTATCAGCAAACAATACTTTAAGATTGTGGACTCATGACAATTTTGGAGAGGACCTAATAATAAATCCTAGAGCAGGGTCTATATTTAGATGGGACAATACAAATGGAGTAACTACAAGAGCAGTAGAATTACAAACAATTGCTGGCGCTAATTTAGTACCGACTCGTTGTTTACAAGTTTTAACTTCTGATGTTGATAGACATTTAATAGTTTTAGGCTCTGATACTTTAAATGCTAATGGCACGTCTAGAACTGGAACAATAGATCCTTTGCTGATATCTTTTTCTGATCAAGAAAATTTATTGGAGTTTGAAGCAAAAGCTACTAATACAGCTGGCTCTATAAGAATATCATCTGGCTCTTTAATTGTTGGTGGTTTAAAAGCAAGACAAGAAATATTGATTTGGACAGATGTATCCATGCACTCAATGCAATTTATTGGAGCGCCATTTACATTTGGATTAAATTTAATAAACGACAATGTTGGGTTGATTGGTCCAAAAGCTGTAGTTAATGGAGACAATGGTGTTTATTGGATGTCGTCTGATGGATTTTATTTTTATAATGGTTCTGTAGCAAAATTGACATGTTCTGTTTTAAATCATGTTTTTGATGATTTAAATTTAGATGAAGTTTATAAAAACTTTGCTTTTACCAATAGAGAATTTAATGAAGTAGGTTGGTTCTACTGTTCTAAATCATCTTCTGAGCCAGATAAATACGTGGTTTATAATTATTTAGAACAAGTTTGGAGCATAGGAGAATTAAGAAGATATTCTTGGATTGATAGAGGAATATTTTCTTTTCCACTAGCTACAGGTGAATCTGATAATAGTTTTTATTTATACGATCATGAGAGCGGTAACGATGATGATGGCTCGCCAATGGATAATGTTTTTATAGAATCAGGAGATTTTGATTTACAAGATGGTGATAAATTTATTTCGCTTAGAGAAATAATTCCAGATATAAGATTTACCGGGAGCAATGGTAATGCAGCCTTAAATGTAGTTTTAAAAACTAGAGATTTCCCTAATGACACACCTACAGAAAAAGTTAGCTCATCAATCACTAACACAACAAAAAAAATAGATACTAGGGCAAGAGCTCGACAAGCAATTTATAGAATAGAGTCTGACGATGACAACGACGTGTCGGTAAGAAACGGTATGGAATTTAGATTAGGAGCAACAAGATTTAATTTTAGAGAAGACGGAAGAAGATAGTGGCAAAGTTATTAGAAACTAGATTACCTATCGCTGGTAGCGAAATAACTCCAGATGTTTTTAATAGATTGGTTAGGGTATTAGAATTAAATCTACAAAAGTTTGATCCAAATGCAACTTTGCAAATAACTACAGAAAAAAAATTAACCACTAAATTTAATCCCGGAGATATAGTTTTTGACACTAGTAAAAGTACTTTAGAATTTTTTAATGGCGAAGAGTTTGAAATTATATCTGCACAACCAACTGGTTCTTTTGAAGCTAGCGCTTCTGTAGGCCAAGTTTCTGTGAGTGAAGAAGGTTCAATATCAATAAAAGTGAGCGTGTAAAAATGAATAAATGGGATAGCGATACTAAATTAAGTCAAAATTTTAAATTAAAAGAATTTGAAAAAAGCTTTGTAGCAAAAAGAAAAAATATAGATAATTGTGTTCATGATAAAGAAACTTTTAAAAACCTTGAGCGACTATGTAAAAACATCGTTCAACCAATTAGGAATCATTTCAAAATTCCTTTTAGTCCTAACAGCGGTTATCGCAGTATCACTCTTAACAGATACATTGGCTCTTCTGATACTAGTCAGCATGTATTAGGTCAAGCAGTAGATTTAGAAATACCTAGAGTAAATAATCAAAATCTGTTTGATTATGTAAAAAATCAATTAAATTTCGACCAAGTAATTTTAGAATACTATGATGGTGTAAATCCAAGCAGTGGTTGGGTCCATATATCTTATGTATCAGACAAAGATAATAGAAACAGAGCCATGACTTTCGATGGCACACATTATAGAATAGTAGAGGAGTAAAATAATGATTGAATCATTAATAAAACCAGTTAGTAATATAGTTGGCAAACTAGTAAAAGATAAAGACTTGCAAGCCAAGTTAGATCATGAGCTAGCTACTTTGTTTCATCAAGCTAATTTAGCTCAGATAGAAGTAAATAAAATAGAAGCTCAAGGTAAACCTTTTCAAAGAAATTGGCGGCCCTCTGTCGGGTGGATTTGCAGTTTTGCTTTGGGTTATCACTTTGTACTTGCGCCTATAATTGAGGTTATAATAAAGACTTCTGGCATACAGATAGAGATGCCAGAATTTGATTTTTCGCAGTTGTCTGCGATTCTCATGGCACTCCTAGGAATGTCTGGACTTAGATCATACGATAAATTGAAAAAGACTGATACGAAAGGATGAAAGATATAAAAGAAAATCAAAAAGGTTTGAAATCATTAGCATCTGAAAGACCAGATGTAGTTAGAAAAATGGGCTACGATCCAGAAAGTTTTTATGCTGGTGGTTTAGCTATGCTAGCAGAGGGAGGTTCGATTGATTTTGCAGCATTGTCAAAAGCTCTTGGCAGTATGGGAGGCGATGAAGAAACTATAGCTTTCAATGCCGTCATGGGAGATGCTATACCTGCAGCTAAAGCAAGCGTAACAAGAGTTGGCGGTTCCATGGACCCAGATAATGCTATTGAAGAATATAAAAGAAGACAAGAAATAGAAGAAATAGAAGACCAAAAAAAAGATGAAGAAATAGCTGAAATGTTTATGGGCGGCATCATGGATTTTGCTAAAGACGTAGGTGGTGGAATTATGGCTGGTTTAAGAGCACCAAAAGATATAGTAGATTATGCTAAAGACAGAGTCGGCGCAGTTAAAGAATATTTCTCTCCATCATCTCCGGGCGTACAACTAACTGAGGGCGCAGAAGAAGATATGAAAAAAATTATAGAAGACGCTACAGGCAAAGATGTTGGAGATCTTACAGAAGAAGAAAAGGCAGATATTTTAGCTGACCAACCAATAGACAAAAAAGAAAAGAGAAAAGCAACTGCTGGAAAAGTAGCAGATGGTTTAGCTGCTTTGGCAGAGGGCTTAGGCGGCATGGATGGAGGCCAAATGTCTGGAGGATTTATGGGACAACCTATTGGGGCTAGTCAAGTTCCTATTACAAGAGTTGGTATGGCTGAAGGTGGTATAGCTGAAGGCGGTATACAAGAAATGAGTCTTGGAGGTCTAGCAGGAATCTTGGGTAAAAATCCAGATTCATTTATAAGAAAAGTATTAGCGCGTAAATATGGCGAGGGCATGTTTGCCGAAGGAGATCCTTTATACAATATTCCAAATGATCCTAGAACTAGCGGTATAGCAAGAACTTTAGGTTCAGGAGGTAGCAGAAGTTATGCACAAAATAGAATTTCTGATTCACAAGCACAAAGTCAAAAAGAATTATTAAGTTTAATAGATGCTTCTCCTTTATCAGCAGCCGACAAAGCTGTGCAAAAACAATTAATAAATTTACAAATAGGTCAACAAACATTACCTCTTAGTCCTCAATATATAGCTTCTGATGCTCCGTATAAGGCACTTTACAGACCATATTTTTCTGAAGTAACTAAAGCTTACAATGCAGCTAGGCCAGATATGCCTTTTAGTGCCATGGCAGCTCCTCCTAAAGAAAGAGTAGATTTTAATTTAGGTATGCAACCAAGTGGCAGAATGGCAGCGCCAAGAAAAGTTGCTGGCGTAGAGTATGCGGCTGACGGTATGTTAATTGATGGTCAATTCTTTCCAGAAAGAGATGAATTAGTATCTGGCCCTGGAGGAGAGCGCGAAGATAAAATTCCAGCTATGTTAAGCGATGGTGAGTTTGTTGTTAATGCCAGAACTGTAAGAGGTTTAGGTATGCAAATGGGTGCAGACCCAATGGATTTAGAAGAACAAAAAGATATAGGCGCTATGGTGCTTGAATACTTACAAGATACTTTAGGACCTGATGGCGAAATGGCTGAGAAAATAGGCGAAGAGGGATTAGGCGCCTTAGTAAGAAGCATGGCATGAGTAAATTTACTTTAGATAAACTTTCTTTTAATGAACAAGATGGCAAAGATATAGCTGATTTTTTAGCTAGATATTTTCACGCCGAACATTCTTTAGATGGTGGCAAGTCTCCCAAAATACATTGGGGCAAAACATCTTGGCAGATAAACAATGTCTTATTAAAAGGCATTGTCTATGTGGTAAGAAAAAACAAAAACATCATTGGCACTTTAGGTTTAAAAGAATGCTCACACTGGTGGTCAGATGACGCTTTTATAGGTGACACTTGGTTTTTTGTTAGACCAGAATTTAGAAATGTTAAAGATGATGTAAAACCTTCTAACATGTTATTAGAAGCTGGTATGAAATATGCTGAAAAACAAAATTTACCATTAATCATGGGTATATATAATGTTGGTAGTCTGGATAAAGCAGAAAAATTATTATTAAATAAAGGGTTTCACCAAATAGGAGGAACTTATTATAATGGCATAAATAGGTAATATTATGGGTTGTACTTGCGAACAAAAACAACAAGAAGGGCCACCAGCTAAAGCAGTTGAGTTGCCTACTACTGGTTATTCTTTTGTATCTCCTTACATAGAAGATTACAGCAGAAGATTGTTAGGTGCTTATTTTGGAGCTCCTGGGCAATATGAAGGTTTAATATCTCAAGAAAGACCTATACCTATTGAAGGCACTGCACAATTATCTGATTTAGAAAGACAAGCAGCGGAAACTACTGGAGATCTTGCACAATTTGCAAGCTATACTCCAGAGAGTATTAATTATTTAAGAGATGCTGGTGCTTTAGCTAGAGATCCTATGGCAGCAGCTCAAGCTAGATACAATCCTTTTGAAGATGCTGTGGTACAACAATCAATAGATGATATTACGAAAGCTTATCAACAAAAAGATATTGGCATAAGAGACAGTGCAATTAAATCTGGAGCTTTCGGTAGCGAAAGAGGTAGACTTGCTCAAGCAGAAAATCAAGCAGCTTTAGGTAGAGGATTATTAGATGCTGTTAGCGGTATTAGAAGACAAGGTTTCGCAGATGCTACAGCACAAGTTGGTCAAAATATAAATCAATTAGCTAATATTGGTTCTGGTATATCTAATCTCGCTGGCGCTGGACAACAACAAACTATCGGTAGAATAAATACTTTAGCTGGACAAGGTGCTATTGGTAGAGGTATAGAACAAGCGGACTTGACTAGAAGATTTAGAGCCGCTGATGCACTAGCTGATGAACCATTTACTAGATTACAAAGAGGACAACAACTCTTGGCTGGAATGCCTGCTGGAGGTATTTCTGGGGGCACAGGCGCTCAAATATATCAACCACAAGTATTTACTCAACCTTCGCCATTATCTCAAGCAGTCGGTGTCGGTAGCATGATTGCTGGTGCAGTCGGCGCAGGTGGCGGTGCGCCAAGTGATATAGAGTTAAAAGAAAACATTAGAAGGGTTGGAGATTATGACAACAACCTTGGCTGGTACGAATGGGATTGGAATGACAAAGCTAAAGAAATAGGAATCGAAGCAGAACCTACTGCTGGATTCTTGGCTCAAGAAGTTCTCGAAGTAGAACCAGAAGCAGTAACTATTAAAGATGGTTACTACGCAGTTGATTACGCGAGGTTAATGAAGTGAGCAACGGCATAGGTGATTACACAAAATACCTTGTCGGCGATGAAGGATTTCTTATTGACACTAGTAATCCTGGATCAGCGGCATTGGATCTTGGTATCACAGCTTTAGCTCTTACTGGAGTTGGGACTGTTCCTGCTGCTATATTAAAATCTTTAGTAAAAGGAAAAAAAGCAAAAAAATTAATAGCCCAAGCTAAGAAAAAAAGTAAAGACCGTTTATCCGAGGCTACTGCTGCAGAAATTATGACTTCACTTGGAGAAGTTGCAGGCGAAGAAATTATGGGAGTTGATGGCATGGCTAAAGGCGGCTTGGCTGATTTGCCAGTAGTAAAAGCTAATTTAGGTGTTAAGATATCAAAAGGAATGCTTGATTATTTTCTAAAAAAACAGAAAAAGAAAGCTGCAAAGAAAACAGATACAAAGAAAGATACAAAGAAAGACACAAAGAAAGATACAAAGACAGATACAAAAACAGATACAAAGAAAGATGGTAAAGAAGAATCTGAACTACCTCCTTATTTTAGAAGTCCTACTGCTGATGTAAAAGCAGTTGGAGAATTATTAAAAAGGTTAGGAGCAAGTAAAACAGCTAGATACGCCACACAAGCTTTACAGTATGGTACTCCTGTAGGTGCTGCATATCTTACGGGTAAAGCTTTATTCGGAGAAGATGCTCCAGAAGAAGGAGGAGGAGGAGGAGAAGACTCTGGTCCTAAAGTTAAAGAGCCAAAATCATTTTTACAAAAATTAAAAGACATGGACCCAGCTTTAGCTAGAGCTTTGATTGCGGGTGGAGCAAAAATGTTGCAACCAACTGAAGGCCCAGTAAGAAGTTTCCTAGGGCTTGGTGAATTTGGAGAAGGTTTTTCAGAATCTTTAGCGGCTTCAGAAGCTGGTAAATCAGATACTCAACAGTTATATGAAACATATCTTAGATCTGTACCAGAGGGACAAGCTCCTTTAGATATAATTAGATTTGCTGATACTTTAAAACAAACTGGCGATGATCGAAGACAACAAAGAAGTGACATCCTAGCATATTTACAAGAAAATCAAGAAGCACCTAAAGATGCAACTTTATCAGACTTTATAATTCAAAAAGAAAGACTTGCAGAAATAGGTATTGATTATCAAGGCGAAAAAGATCCAAGTATTAGTGAGTTATTAATTCGTTATAGTGGTCCAGAAAGAGAAAGTATAATTAATCTTGCAGTAAGCGAGGCTACTTTTAAAGACTAATTGTTAGGTAGTATGTATGCCAATAATAGATATAGATGGGGTAAGGGTTTTTGTAGAAGAGGGCACTCCTAATCCAGAGGCTGCAGCTAAAAGAAAATTAAAATCTAGAAAAAGTGGAGACAGCTTCTTAGGAGAAGTTGGTAGAGGTATAGGTGCTGGCTTAGTTGGCATACCTCAAGGAATTACTACATTAGGTTCAACTATAGTTGATGGCATCTTTGATACTGATTTAACAAAAAGTCTCAATCAATACTTTGAAGAGTTCAAACCAGAAACGAACAGCACTGCTGGACACATTGCCCAATACATAACTCAATTTGGTATTCCTGGAGTAGGAGTTGCTAGTGCTTTATCTAAAGCTGGTAAAACTGCACAAATATTATCTGCTGGTGCAGTAGATGCGGCAGTTGCTACTGATGATGTAGAAACTTTATCTGATTTATTTTTTGATGAAATTAATGATCAAGATAGATTAGCTGCAATCAATGGCTCTGAAGCAGCGGCCAGTAGATTATTAGAAAGGCTAGCAGTATTTGGTGAAACTGCTGGAATAGTTGGGGCTTTGCCAATAGCCTTAAAAGGCTTGGCTACAACTGGTAGAGCAACTGCTGAAGTTGCTGGAGTTGCAGCGGCACCATTAGTAAAAGCAGTGGCATCTAGCCCGGTTACTACTGCTGTTACTAATAGACTCATGCCTTCTACTGGACAAACATTTACTAGTGTAGATGATGCAATCAAAGAAAGATCAGATAGCTTTATGGATGTCATTAAAGATAAAGTTACTTTCCAAGGTGCATTGAGAAGTGATGATATTGCCCAACTAAAAGAAGCTCAAGTTCAAGAAACTAGAAGACAAATAGCACAAGTAGAACAAGACTTTGGAGAGGTAATTACTACAATAAAGAAAGCTGGAGTTAGCGGAACTTTAAATGCTACAGATCAAGATAATTTAGCTAAAGCTATTGGTGATTATTATTCGCCATTGACTAGGCTTAGTTATGAAAACAAAGAAATATTAAAAGACCCAGTAGCAAGAAGGGCTGCTGCAGAAAAAATTCAAAATAGAGCTTTAGAAATTATTAAAAGTTACGAAGATGGAGTTGGAAATAAAATAGATTATAAAGCTTTAGGCATACCCGATAATCAAAAAATATCTACTTTACTAGAACAGCAAAGAGATATAGTTAATTTAAATTCAGAAACTATCGCAGGCTTTGCTGGAAAATTTGACAATGAATTTATACCAACAGAATACGGCAACATTTTAGATGCTAATTATGGTCTTTACACAAACAGAACTTACAAAGCCATGATTGATAATGGTTATGTTATAGATCCAGAACAAAGAGCAGAAGCAATTAAAGAATTAGAGAAAGCTTTTGCACAGTCTGGAGTTCCAAGAGAAAATTTAAGAGCTCATGCCGAACAAGCTTTTGATAATTTTTTAAATGGTAAAGCAGATGCTTTTCAATTTGAAACTCCGAAAGGAGGTGTAAATGTTTTAGCTGGCGCAGTAAGAAAAGATATTTTAAAAGGCAGAACTTTAGATAGCTTGCCAGAAGTAAGAAAAGCTTTAGGAGAAGTAGCTGGATATTTAGAAGAAGACTGGAGCAAATCTTTAGCTAATACACAATTACAAGCTTTTCAAACAGTAAAAAAACAAGCTAATTTAGTTGGTAGAGTTAAACTATTTGATGATCTTAATACGCTAAATAAAGATGCAGAGCTTTATAACGTCAAGCCATTTATTTTTGACGAGCAACAAATTACTAAGACTGGTACAGATAATATTAAGCCTGGAGAAACTTTTACAAAAGACGGTAAAGAGTTTATAAAGTTTGATGACAAGGCTGGGCCACTAGCTGGAAAGGTTACATCAAAAAGATTTTATGATGCTTTGCTAGACTCTACTAATACTTATGTAAATAGTGTGGCTGATGCTTTAGGTACGCCATATAAAACTTTTTTATCTTTAAAATCAGCAGCACAGTACAACAAAACAGTATTGAGTCCTTCTGCTCAAATAAGAAACCCTACTGGTGGTATTTTAATGACTCTTGCGGCAGGAAATATTCCGGGAGCTACATCTTTAGCTAAAGCTTTTAGCAAAGTTTTTAATAGATTTAATAAAGATCCAAATAAAAATACTTTTGCCATAGAGCCAGATAAAGATTTAATAGCAAGTGAAACTGTTAAGTTAAGAAAATTAGGTATAGTAGATGATAGCGCTGCAGCCATGACTGGTGAGATTGAAGACTTAGCTAAGTTTGCTGAACAATCTAGTCTTGTTAGTGCAGCTACTAATAGCAAAGTTATAAAAGGATTTAGAAATAGTGGTTTTAATAAAGGAGCTAGAAAAGCCTACACTGGAACAGATAGTGTTATTCGTGTAGTTAATTTTTATCAAGAAAGAGATACTTTATTAAGAGCTTTATTAAAACATGGCGATAGCCCAATACCAGTTACATCTGTAAAAAATAAAATGGCTTTAGGAGGGACTAGTGTGAGTGGTAATCAATTACTTGGCGCTAAAAATGTAACAAAGTTAAGAAAAGCTTTTGAAACAAAACCAATAAAGAAAGGTAACATTGAAAAATTCTTAGATGATAATTTAGGAAATCAAACAACTAAAGTAGGAGAAAAAGACGTAAGATTAAAAGATATATTTATGGATTTCTTAGATGAAGAGGGAGCACAGTTAGCAAAAAATCATTATCAAAATTACAACAGAGTAGGAGATATAGTTGGCGATTTAGCTAAACTACCTATTGGTAACTTTGCTGCTTTCCCATCTGAAATAATTAGAACCATGGGTAATATTGGTTATCGAGCTGCTCAAGAGTTAGCTAGTGGTAATCCAGAGTTACAGAAGAAAGGTATGAAAAGAGCGGTAAGTGCATTGACTGTAACCACTGCCTTCCCAGCAGCTATGGTTGAACTGGGCACAAAATTAACTGGCGCAGATCAAGATCAAATAGATGCTTACAAAAGATCCTTTGCAGCTCCTTGGGACAAGACAGCTACGTTAGTGCCAACTGGTACTGATAAGAATGGCAACATAACTCAAATGATGAATTTAAGTTATACAAATCCTTATGATTATTTATCAAGACCTTTTTCTAGATTGATAGCAGAAGCTGAAGAAGGAGAAGCTAAGGGAGAAGGGTTAGTAAATAGATACTCACAAGGATTTATGTATGCTTTAGGAGAACTAACGCAACCTTTTGGTACGCCTTCGATTGCTACTAAATTATTATTTGAAACTGTTAGTGGTGAAACAGAAACTGGTAGAAGACTTTACTCTGCTAGTGACACTTTTGGTGATAAAGCTAGTAAAGCATTTGTTCATAATTTACAAGGTATGGCCCCACCAATTTTACCTTTTGATATTACCTCTGACCCGGCTGGTGGAGTTTTAGGAGTAAGCACATCGTTAAAAGATTTTCCAACAGCAGTATTTAATAGTACTGGCTTGATGGGTGACGACAGATTAATTAACAGAAGAGGAAACAGAATAGATCCAGCTGAAACTTTAGTGCAAGGATTTAGCGGTTTAAAAATTATTAAACCACAAATAGGCAGAACTTTAAGATATAGAGGTTTTGAAACTAACGATGTAATTAGAGCGGCAGCTAATGAATTTAACAGAGTCGCTAGATCTACTAATACTAGAGAAGCAGAAGACTTTACCAAAGCTTACATAGAATCTAATGAAGCTAGATATAGAGGTATGAGAGATCTTTATTTAGCAATAGAAGATGCAAGAGAACTAGGATTAAATGATTCTGAAATATTAAAAGAACTTAAAACAGCTAAAGTCGCTAATGCCGATTATGTTATGGCTGGCTTGTTTAAACCTTCAGAACTTAGTAAAGAAGTTATTACCGAATCTCTTAGACAAGATTACAATAAAGCTAGAAACTTATTACCAATTACAGAAATAGGTGTGGCTCAAACTAGATTAACTGGACAAAGATTAGAAGGAGGTTTTACTTCTCCAGATGAAATTCTTCAAGCAACTCAACAAAGAAGATTTAATCAAACACCGACAGTGGCTCCTCAACCAAGCGCCTTACGCCAACAAGAACTTAATAAACTTCTGGGAATAGATTAAATACCAAATTTAATATGATCGGCACTACCATTTTTCTCAGCTATTTCTATTTCTTTAATAGCTTTTTCAACCAACCATTCAACCGTGTTAGCACGGGTCCTGTGAGTTAATGATGCAAGCTTGCCTAGTTTTTTGTGAGTCTCTTTGTTTACTCCGATGGTTACGTGGGTTGCCATTTAGCTTCTCCTGGTATGTTAATTCTTTCTTAAAATATATAAAAAATTGTATAATAAATTATGGGCTATAACAAGTACGGAGCCATAAAAGTGAAACTAGATGGTATCACATTTGATAGCAAATTAGAGGCCGCCAGATATAAATTCTTAAAAGAATTAGAATCTGCTGGCGCAGTGTCAGACATAGAAGTTCACCCACAATTTCCATGTTTTGTTGAAGGTAAAAAGATCTGCACTTATATAGCAGACTTTAAATATAAAAATGTAAAAGGAGAAGAAGTCATAGAAGATACTAAGGGAGTATTGACTGATGTCTTTAAATTAAAAAAGAAATTAGTAGAAGCAATATACCCGGACGTAACCATAGAAGTAATTCAGTCGCCCAGGGCCTAATGACTCAAAAAACCAGAACTTGTACGCTTTGCAAGAAAAGGCGGAAGATTAAATTTTTTGAAGCTAGAGAACAAACTGGTGGTGGCACAACCTATCGCGGTCTTTGTAAAAATTGTCATGTCATAGATAGAAACAGAAAACGATCATCAAGTTATAAAAGCTTTTTAAATTTAATTCACAATCAACTAAGACATACTAGAGTTAGCAAAAATCCAGAGAAGGATTGGGAGATAACGCCAGAAGATTTGATAGAGATATGGGAAGAACAAGAGGGTCTTTGTGCTTTATCTGGCGTATTAATGACACACTATCGAGATGGCAGTGGTAAAAAAGACCTCAACGTAACCATAGATAGAATAGATCCAGAAGAATGGTACGTCAGATACAATATTCAATTGGTTTGTCAGCGTGCCAACATCATCAAACATACCTTGAGCGAGGACATGTTGCTCTGGTGGTGTGAAAATATTGTAAGAAATAAAAAGAAATAAAAAGTTTTTTTTATATGCAAAATATTTTTGTATATAATCCGCGCATGAATTTTAAGAATATACTCACCGGGAGTGCTGGGTATGTGATTAGTGTCAGCTTCGCCTTATATATGCTAAACATATATTTAGCGATCTACACCTAAGCCAGTGCTTTATTTATAGATCTGTTTTATTTTATAGCCTTTCTCAGAGTTATTAAGGTTTATCATCTTGCGCTCTAATCTTGGTAATGATTTCCAGAACACTGGAGAGTGTTGGTAATCATATAAACCACAGACAGTACAACGACCGTTTTCCATACTGGTAGGCCAGTGGCAGGCGTTGATGCAAGGATAATCAGCGAGACTAGTAGTTTCGCCTCTAAGACTAGCTATGTTTTTAAATGTATCTAATTTAAATATTTTAGCCATTACGCACCTCTTTATAGAGATATGCGTATTATATAACGATTTTTATATATTATTGCAAACTTTTTATTAAAAAGGTGTAGGTATTAAACCAAATATAAGTTCGTGATCAGGACAATTTTTCTTATCCATTTGTTGTTTTGGATTTAATAAAACACCTTTCTTACCACAACGCCAAGTAGCCCCAGAAACTTCTATCACTGGCTTTGAGTATTTGCAGTTTCTACAGTTTTTAAAAGCTGGTTCTGCTCTACCTAAATAAATTTCTCTAGATTCTTTCGGTAAGTTCTTAACTTTCCAATCGTTTTCACTCAAGAATAAATCTGGTGGTTCTGGCGAAGTAATAATTCTTTTGGCTTTCTCTATTAAAGATTGAAAAAGTTCATCATTATATTTTATTACTTCAGTATAAATATCAGAATTATTTTTGTTATAAACCAAAGCTAAAGACTTAGGTAATTTAAAAGCACCCATATAACAATGCACTTGCGCTTCATATTCTAGTGACCAACGCTCGTAACTACCTTCACTTACTAGATTGTTAAACCTTCTGTCATTAGAACTCTTAACTTCCAGGACCATAGAATCATCATCATGCTCTGGCAAGTTTTTAACTACGCCATCTATATGCCCGGAGAAGTGATCGCCAAGTAAAGAAGCTTTAAACTGATCGCCTTTTTTATCTTCAGTAAATACTTCTACACCATCTGCTTTTTTAAGATAATCAATGACTACATCTTCAATAACATTACCTAGCTCTAAAATCCTAGATACTCTTGGCTCAAACTTATTTGGTGGTAAGCACCATCTAAAATTTAACCACAACATTCTTTCATCTGGATTACCAATCTGACTCATACCTAAATACGGTCGATACTTTGGTGGCTCAGATAGCATTACATGATCTATCATTTTATTTATTTTGCTCATAGGAATATCTCCTTATCATCAAAAATTACTTTCTTTATATTAAAATATTTACCTTCTCTTTTTATGCCAACAGACTTAACTCCTTTGAGAGCTCCTTGATTTATCTTGGCTGCTGCTTGTTCAGAAGTTCTAGGTACGCCCCAGATTTTTGGATCTACTAAACGACACCAGTGGTTGATTGCTAGTCCGTGCATTCTTGAGTGGCCAAACATAAGTGGCATCATCCTAGGTAAAAATTGATTATCAACATAAAAGAATACCTTACAGTATTTGTTGCCATTTTTAGAGTCAGCAACAGCAGCACTAACGCTCGTTACAACTTCTAAAGAACTCTTGTTCTTTTGTTTCTCGTCAGAGATAACTGCTCCAGAATCTGCCTTGGTTTTCTTAGCTACCTTTCTTTCTTCCATAGGTACTAAGAAAGTTAAGAACTCTGCTACTGGGAACTCTTCATTGCACTCGACACATTTCTTTGCATGCGGTGGATTGACAGCCAAACAACTGCCACAGATTTTAGGTCTTCTTATTTTTACTTCTTGATCTGGCTTGGCTGTATCAATGCAACCATGTCTAGCAATGTTCTCGCCATAATCCAAAAGCAAACAATTATCTTTGCCTGGGTACAGTCGCATACCTCGACCGCACATCTGAACATAAAGCCCTAGACTTTTGGTTGGTCTTAACATAGCAATACAATCTGTTCTGGGAGCGTCCCAACCTTCTGTTAAAACACCGACATTACAAACAGCATGTACTTTCCCAGATTCAAATTCTTCTAATATTTGTTTTCTTTCTTCTCCGGGCGTTTCGCCAGTTAGTAATCTTGATTCAATCCCATGTTTCTGTAAGTGCATGTTCATTTTCATAGCATGCAATACCGATACACAAAAGAATACGGAAGCTGTTCTGCCCTTGGTGTATGCTTTATCTAGCCAATCATTGATGATAGCGACAATGGTTTTATCGTCCATGGCTAGTTTTTCTAGGTCAGATTCTTTGTAATCACCACCTTTAAATTTAAGCTTGGCTTTACTAGCATCAATAATAGTATTGTCATCTACCTTATAAGAAGTAATCCTGGCTAGATAACCTTGGTCTATTAAGTCTGGTATCTTTGCTTGATAAGCAATGTCATGAAAGAAATGATCTTTTCTTTTGCCATAAATATAACCTTGACCCATACGATAAGGCGTAGCAGTACAACCTAGAACACGCATAGCTCGTTCAGCAGATAACTCATTGATTATCTTTTGGTATCTAGTTTGTTCGTCTGGAGATATATTATGAGCCTCATCAATGATAGTGTAATCAAAGTGTCCAACTTTTTTTAATCTAGATCCAGAAGCCAAAGTATCTCTTGAAGCTACAAGTATTTGAGAATCCAACTCAGATCTTTTTAGCCCGGCTGATAGCACACCAACTGGTGCATCTGGCCATACTGATTTTATTTTTTCTTCTGCTTGTTCGATAAGTTCTTGTCTATGTGCTAAGACTAAAAACCTAGCGTCAGAATATTTCTTTATGGTTCTTTTAATAAAGTTGGAAAAGATAACTGTCTTGCCAGAGGCAGTAGGCAAACTGAGTAGAGGGTGTTTCTCTATTGACTCAGTTGCAAACCAACTTTCTAGCGCAGTGATAGCGTCTTCTTGATAAGGTCTTAGTTTCACTTACAGTAAAAATTTTTCTAAATTATAAACAATAATGATACTGCACAAGCCTAATACAAATATTAATACGTGTCTTATATCTATCATCTTCCTTGTCCTCTATATGCTTTGAAAGACTTTCTTTTATTCTTGTTCATGCTACTGAACTTTACATTACGAGAACCTTGACAAGTTTTTTTATACTTGGCTTTGGATATATGTATTTTTACTTCTCTTCTTATAGCCATTAGTGTTTGGTTTCGTTACGACTTTCTAATTGATTTTTAATTTTTTCAATCAATTCTTCTGTGTCAAGGTTTTCAATATCTTTAGGATCTAACTCGTAATCTTTGGGCACAAGACCTTGCTCTTTACCATAATCAATCAAAGACTCCCAGTTAGTATTATCATTAATTAAAGACTCCCAATCAGTATTAGCGCCCCCTGCTATATTACCTAGCATATCTGCCTGGAAGAAAACTTCTTTTCTAGTCATGCCTTTTTCTTTAGCAATATCATTAATAACTCTACCCCAAGATGCACCGATCAACATGGTTGCTTCATTGGTACTATGTTCCAATACGTCGTAAGTGACGCAGCAAACATAAGTTAATAATACTTCTAATAATTTATGTGGACTTTTGATTTCTCCCATTCTTCTGTTGAATGACATCATGTGCATTCGTAATTCTGTTAATAAGTCCTTCTTGGATATCTTTTCCAAATCTATTTTGTCGTCTTTCATATAGCACCTTCGCTCTCTTTAATCTGTTTATCGAAACAACACATGCCGCAACTTCATCAAATAATTCAACTGGCAGTATGTGATTGTTCACCTCATATATTTTTGCTAACAACTTCTCAGAGTTAGCGATTAATTTTTTATCATCAATCATATTTGTTTCCTAATGCGAAGACTAAGTAGTTTTATGCCGGGTAAACAAAAATAATAAAAACCCGGTATCGGCTCACTACTTAGACTTCGACTTTTTTGGAGACTGAGCCGAACTCTGTGCCTAGCTAAAGTATTTAATTTTCAAAGGACTCTAGCTAGGACTTTAAATCCTGTGCCTACCGAGCTGTAACGCCGCTATTCATAACTAATAGCTCGGTAGGACTTTTTTGGAGATGACTCCAGTTATTTATCCCAAGGCATAGCATCATCTTCTTCTTGTAAAGGTTTTGCCGTAGGCGCCTCCTCTTCAGATGAAGATCCCTTTGCTAAGTAATCTTGTATCTTATTACTGTCCTCGTACCCATTTGTTCCAGGTTCAATTTTGATCTTGGCTTGGAAAGGATTGTTAATCATTTCGTCCAAAACCTCAGCATTGAAAGTGACATCTGGACTTAAACCTAACGCTTTACGCCAAGCTTTAATTTTCCTAGCAGTCACAGTCACAGCATTGCCTTCAAGAGTAAAATACTCCCAAAGTTTTCTATTGGCATGGCTTGGACCGAGTACTTGAAACTCGATTTCAACCATTGCATTCCCAGCTTTTGATGTTCTCTTCTCCCATTTGTTAGCGACTAATTCATAGTTGCCAGCAGGCATAGGTTTAAAGTCATCTTCTTGATCAGGCACTTCGCCTAACATAATTTCAAAGTCATCACTCATGATAAATTTAACTCCTTGCGAAGACATGAAGTACAACAGAGAAGACCTTTGTATTTATACCCACCGTCTAAAATTTCTTCTCCACAGTGGTCACACAAAATCTCCTCTGGCACTTTATGCCTCCGACAGTTTTTGTATTGATTTTTTATATTCGTCGTAAAACGAATCCCATTTGAGTTCTATCTTATCTGGAAGAGGAACTCGTCTCTTCGCGTCAAAGGCGGGAGAGAACTTCGTGAACAGCATAGGATCACCCATGGCAAGTGCCCTTGTCTGCTCGTTGAAGCCCTTCCCCTCTTTCACAGTACGAACCTGGTGGTTCGCAAAGAAATTGAAATCGACCCATTCTCTAATAATGGAAGCTGTTTTGTTGTGCAACTTCAATTGGTACCTATCATAAGGTTCTCTCTCTGGGTCGTTAAAAG